TATTGGTTTCTTCGTTAAAAAAGACGCCCCATACAGTTAATGCATTATAGTCAGCACGAGTATTAGCTTCTTGTGCAGCATCCAAAGACATAATAGTAAACTCGCATGTAGGCGGATCTTCAGCTTCCCATATCTTCCACCACTCTCTTTTAATAAGCGCACCCTCTTCACTTGTAGGGTTTTGTAAGTATTGAGCATTCCAATAACGTACATCTAACGCTGCTTTCTTAGATAGTAACTCATCTAGTGGCCAAAACTCAGGCCAAAGACTTTCTTGTTCACCTTGTTTATTCTCTATGATAGCAGGAAACTCTACTACTTCCCAATCATCTACCTCGTCATTCTTTACCATCTGGTTCACAATCTCACCAGTCAAGTCTAACTTAGACCACCGAGTCATAACTACAATGATCGCACCGCCCGGCATAAGACGTTGAAGAGGACCAGACTGAAACCACTCCCAAGCAGGCTTAAACACATCAGCCCTTCCAAGTTTTGCATCTTGCTCTGAGTGTGGATCATCAATGATAAAAAGATCAGCCCCGCGACCAGCGAGGGCACCACCAACACCAATAGCAAAATACTCTCCATTATAATTTGTCCCCCATCGTGATGCGCTCTTTGAGTCGGCCTGTAGTTCTACTGCAGGAAATATATCTTTATAAGCATCACTACTAACCAAGTTACGAACACGCCTACCAAAGTTAACAGCAAGATCAGCGGTATGAGACGCCATAATAACTTTCTTATGAGGATACTTTCCAAGAAACCAAGCAGGTGCAAGATACGAGATAAGTTCAGACTTCCCATGTCGTGGCGCAATATTAACAATAACTCTTTTCTTGACTCCGTTGGCAATGTCTTCAAATATCTGCGCAAGTTTCCTATGATGCTCTCCTATAATGTAGCCCGGGTATACGTGCTGAATAAAGTCTAAAAAGTTATCTTTACCATACTTCTGTACCCAGTCTTTCTTAAATATCTTTATCTTAGCGTGCGCAATCCTTTTCTGCTCATCAGTCATATAAGGTATAAACTGATACAACTGCGCTACCTTCTCAGGGGTTAGCTTCTCTTCTTCCTTATTCTCCGCTGATGTCATGCTTCTCTTCTATAACTTCGGCATCTATCGTCTGTGCGGGTTCTTTAAGAAGACCTTTTGACTTAAACTCGTTTAACATAGATAGAAGTTCTTTCTCAACCTCGTCCATACTTTCTACTTTGTGTGTGACTTCCGTCTTCTTCTTGAACGCATCTACACCATCAACCTCACCTAACGCTCTTAACGCTGTGGTCTTCTCTTTCGGATTCTTAGTTGTCTCGATTACCTTGATTAAGTTGTTAACCACGTAGAGTTTGTAATCCGCTAATTGTTTTGCGAGTAGTACCTGTGTCTGGGCTACCATGCCTGCACAAAATGCCATCGTAGGATCGGTGTATGTACCATATTCAGGTTTAAAGTCTGGATCTGTCATCACTCTTTTAACAAAGTCAACTGCGTCTTGCTGTTCTTTTGGGCTAGCGTCAGGAATAGATTCACCTTTTAAATCAGCTATGGTCTTAACAGTCTCAACACGTACCTTAAGTTCCTCTTCCATACCAAGTTCAGGCATAGCCTCTTTAGGATTTTTAGGTAAAGGAACGTTTTCCTCAATGTTAGGCATCATAATGACGTAGTTAACGTCATGCTCTGGGGTATCCCCTTGATTTTGTTGGACTTTTACGTCGTTCATGTGTCGCTGTTACACCTTTGAATAGAATTTTGCAGCTTATTTATGGATTGTAACATAGTTTTTAAGAAAAAGAGGTAGAATAACTATATGAAAACCACCCTCACTAAGAAAAACTTAGAGATCCTATACAACATGGCTTGCCAGATGGCACCTTTTAATACCTTGCCCATGCCTAAGTCTCACAAAGTTAAGTTCAAAGTCATTAAGAACCCAGATATATATGGTTGTTTTGACGAAGAAGAGATGGAGATTCAAATAAGTTCTAATGCCTGTGGTCATTTTACTACCATATTCCAAACGCTCCTCCATGAAATGGTTCACCTAGCTCTCTATGTTCGGGGTGATGATGACTTTCATTTGCATGGTGCTAAGTTTCTTCGTATTAAATCTGTCTACTCCGAGTTATACAACTTCGATCCTAAAGCTATATAGTTTTTTGTTTTCATTCTTTGCCTGCCAATTCTAGTACTGAGTGAAAACCAGGCAAACCTCGTTTGTAAAGTAATACTTTACCCTTACTTTTCACATTTTTTTGTAGAAATTTTTCTTCTATGCTCTATTTTTGTGCACCCGGGGGTGTTTCGTAAAACTAAGTTATTATTTGTGCGTGGCTCAATGTAGGATGGAACGTGGGACTCCTAAGTCAAACGTGGTCGGTGGGGGGCGGGTGGGGTCCGCGCGGGGTCAATGCCTAGTCTTCACCTTGTTCAACTGCGCCAACTTCGTTCAACTTTGTTTATATGGTGCGACTACGTCGCGCGAGGTCTCTGCCTCGATCACTTCGTTCACTCGGTTCAAACGTGGTTCACTTCGTTCACACTATTCACGCGGTTCATAGCTAAGTCATTGATTTAAAAGGGAAGTTCATGAAGTTCACGTTTTGTTTAACCGCGTTCACGTTGTAAGTCATTGATTTAAAAGGGAAGTTCATGAAGTTCATGAAGTTCATGCCAAATAATAGGACAAAGGGAACAGAGTTTTAAGAAGTTTAGACGTCGTTCACTTCGTTTAAGCAGTGACTTGTCTTCCCCCCTTGTCCCCTATTTTAAGCATGAACCACTGAACCAATCAATTAATAATAATAATAAATAATATAATATATATATAAAACAAGTACTTACAAACTCCCACCCGTTCGAAAAAGCCTCGTTCACTTGTTTAAAGTCAAATAGAAAAACATGAACTTCATGAACCTATTGATTTAAAAGGCTTTTTTACCTAGTTTTAACCTCATTCAAACAAAATACTAAACAAAGTAAAATAATACTTGACAATGTAAAAACACACGCGCACACTACGAGACGCAATAAAACTTTATTAAACTTAACAAACGAAAGGCTACAAAATGAACATGAAACAAAAAGAACTTATAAACACAATCAACCAAGCATATTCAAAATTAAGAGTTTTAAACAACATCACATGGACGGCATACCGCGAGGACTTACTAAGTATGAACCTCAAAGACGAGAAAAAGCATAGGCAATCATTCGGCGGGGAACATAGAAAATACGAAACACCCATGGCAGACTGCGCCCGACTTTTTGTCGTTCAACACATAGCACAGGCAATAAAAAACCCCGATCTTTATAAAATACAGGACATTTTACACATAAGAGAAAGCGCGATCAAAGCACAAGCCCTCGTTAATAACTACGGCAAATTAATCCTTGAGGCATGGAAAGACGAAAATATAAACGACCTCGCGCAACTCGACTATATAGCATTAATTGACTTTGAAGAATTTGAGAAGAACCAAGCGCACAGAGTAGAAGCGGGGACACTATGAGAACCAACATTTTAAAAGACGCGCTAAAGTCTTATGAACTAGCGCACCAACTCCGCACATGGATAGAGAGCGACCACAAAAAAGAAACTATGGACGATTTCACACCCGCCGAACTGATCGAGGAGGCAAACGCGATTTTATATTTTTTCAATTCGGGCGATAGTATTTTGAATGACTTACTCGAAAGCGACAACCTCGACGACCGCAAACACGCAAGGCGGGAAGTCAAAGCCTTAAAAGCATTCATTAAAAAACACGAGGTCACACTATGACCACCGAACAACTCCGCGCTAATATCAAACACGCTTTAAACCAACCCGACGCGCTCAACATAACCGAGCGCGTTATTCTCTCAACTTATCTTTTCAACCCCGCGCATGAAACCGCGTTTAAACTCCGCCTATCAATTCGAGAAGTGGACAAAGTCATAACAAACTTTATTTTAAAAACGAAAGGCACAAAATGAAAAAACAAAACGCGCACCCTCGATACCTCGATGCACTGCTTACAAAACATTTAACGCCCGATACCTCGAGCGCATATAAAAACGCCGTTCGATACCTCGAACAAGTAAACAAAACCATTGAAAAGGGACAGGCTAAGGCATCAACCCCCAAAAAATAATGGCTCAAAATTGATTTATGAAAGCCCAAAAACTTAAAAAGGACAATAAAATCATGAAAACCGCACCAACCCAAGCGCAACAAAGACACGACGCGATCGAAGTATTAAGAAACCAACTCAGACCACAAAAGACTTATGAAGTTATGAAACCCACCGCGCAGAGTGTAAACATCATTGACGGCACGATCAACGGACACGGCGTGAAATTCGTCTTTTACTATCAACCCACCAAGTCAGACATGGCAAACGCGCACCACGCGACAAAGAACTTAGAAACCAACCTACGCGACGGCGTCGCTATGAGAAAAGCGCACTTGGCTCAACTCGTTGAAAACGACATAACAGAATACACCGACATTTTAACGATCAACTCTAAAGACTTGGAAAACCCGATAGACGCAACCATACTACACAACCAAGAAAGCGAGGTATCGAATGAACGTGAATAAAACGAAAGCGGATTACAGACGCATAATAGAAAATAGTTTCAACTTGAACACGCCTCGCACCCCTAGTCTTTTAAAGTATCACGACATCACAAGAGGACTACAGGCGGACAACTTCGAACGAACCCTTGGTTTTGCTTATGGCATAGCACGGATAAACCCGAACCAATACGCCATGGCGCAGAAAATGAACGACGAACACCGACACGAAAACATCAGGTCATTTTTAAGCGATCAACTACGAATGGACGATTGGTTAAAACGCCAACGACTAAGAAAAAATAGTTATTCACGCTCGGACTATTTGAGACTAGGTGGGACGGACGCCTATTACAGAATAAACGGCGCGACACTAGCCAAAACAATAAGCGACGTCCGCAACCCGCCCGACGTAGAACAGGAACGCAAGAACCTCGACTACACCCTCCGCGCTTGTGAATATATAAAGCGCATTGAACAACTTGAAAAGGTGCGCGACAAACTCGAGCCTCGGATTAAACAGATCGATCAAGAATTTGAAAAAGGTGAATGGACTTATATGCCTTGGTCTTCAATCGGCATTACCAACGAGCAAGGCGGGAACTTAAACTACCTTTTCAACTTGCACCGCGTCCACGTCAGTTTAATGAACCCATTACAGATAGCACACTACCCCACGTTAAAACATCTAAGGGACGGGCGCGAGGTAGTGACAAAGCTAGGCAAGTATTTAACGACGTTCAAGGATTTTATCGGCAT